TTTCCTTGTTTGGTGTTATGACGAGCACCTGATTGATATAGGCTGGTGACTACCCTACGCCGACCGGGGACACCCCAATCCAGTGCGTAGAGCAGCTATCAACCTATATCTTCCAGCTCAGTCTTAGCCAGGAACAATCTTAGAACCAGGAAAAACATTTAGAAGGGCTGATTCTTTAAGCCGGGCATTCTTGCCAAGCATGAACTCAGTTCTCCATTGCTGTCTACCACGGTTGCGATTCTTCCACATGGCTACTTTGAGGATCTGATCCGCCTGATCTAAGGTCATGTCGCGCCAGACAGCAATTAAGATGTCGGCACATTGTTCAATGGCACTAGAACTCTTGAGGTCAGAAGCCTCTGGCATACCCTTACGTTGCTGACCACGATTAACGTGACTCACAAGTAGTACTGGCATTTCATACTCGCGGGCTAGACGCTTGATCTCGTACATCATTTCTGATATTGCGTCAGCCGTTGAAACCGATTTGTTGCTTACCGGTATAGCATGGAGGTGATCTATAACGATCATCTCAACCCGGTTATCTTTCGCTGTTTTGAACAGTGTCGGGAAGTCTTCTATTCGCAAGTCCATCTTCTTTGGAAAAATGATAGGCAGGGATACTAGATCCTCACCTCCTGCAAGCTGCTTAACCCTAACTGTGTTTTCTACATTGGTCATCTCAAGTCCGATGAACATTACTGGGTGGCCAGCTTTAGCCACGTTGTAAGCAATGTTCTGGACCAGCTGACTTTTGCCGTGTGAGGTTTCGCCGAACACTACGACTAGTTCTGATGGACCAATGCCCCCCGTCATCTTATCCAGGCTTGGATAGCCAGTAGAGAGCCCTATAAGCTCGTCTCCTTGTGCTATCATTTTGTCTGCTGCCTCAAGGTATTCACCGAGCATGGCAAGTTCCTGTTTAGGGGATTTTCGATCACGCTCTATCAGGATTTGCTGCACGGCCTCATTGACCTTGGTAAGGAGCTGGGGAGTTGAAGCAGAACTCTTAGTGGCTTGGGCTATGTACTCAGAGAGTTTATCTAGCCTGCGCCTCATAGCGTTATCTGCTACGGTAGAAGCATAAGCAACTGCCGCACTCCCCGTTGGTTCAGTATCTGTTAAGCTCGTGATGCCACTTGTTCCACCAATCTCTTCTAGGCTACCGTGCCGGCTGAGTTCGCTCGTAAGCGTAATCAGGTCTATCGGCTTACCGGCCTTCTTGAGATCCTGCATGGCGGCAAAGATCACGTTATGCGGATACTGGAAATCTTTTTGTTCTACAACCCGAGAAACTTTATCGTACTCATCTGGTTTGATTATGAGCGACCCGAGTAAGGCCTGCTCAACCTCGTAACTGTTACTCATACCATCACCCACCTTCCTGTCTTGATGTCGTAGCGGAACCGATGTCCGGTTATTTCTTCCTGCTCACGAATCTGTCGAGGCTTAGGTGGGATGGATTTGTACCATTCGAGGAACTGTTTAGCTAGTAGCGATATTGGGAACGATACTCGATCACTGAACCCTGGTTGATTCAAGTGGTCCAAGCAATCAAGTAACAACTGCATCGTCTGTTCGGGATCTTTCACCCGGACTAAGACAGCTGTGTAAAGCTCTTTTGCTTTCCTCCGCTCCACGCGCCAGACAGTGCTCGTAAACACTTTGCCTAGACGCTGCTGAACTTCGGCGAGCAATGTATCACCACCGGACTTTTCATCCCCCCATACCCCCCTAAGATTACTAGTATTAGTAATAGCTAAGCTATTGATGTCGGTTTTGGCAAAAATAGCAGCTTTCTTATCTGTTAAGGGGGGCGATAGCCACCCGTCATAGTCTTTTTGTATTCCCACTACAGTTCCACCATCGCGAGTAGTTTGACAACTAATGACATTCCACTCGTTTAATTGTGAAAGTGCTGTGGCTACTCTCTCCGTTCGTTCGCCACAAAGGTAGCGAATATCATGGACACTCATCTTAGCTTTAGTCTTACCTGTTCTATAGGTGAGAAACATGATCGACAACAATACTCGTAATTGCGGTGCTGTGAAACGCCGCTCAACAAAAGCAACAACTAAGTCATCGGCTATTTTTAAGTGTCCGTCTTCAATCTGTGGGCTTGCCATGATACCCTGCCATTCCAACTGCTTGGTTCCAGAGCAGAAGAGCCTTAGTGAACAGTTCTACCTGTTCGGGCTTCTTCCAATCCGGTTTACCAACAGCTTTCAGCACGGCAGCATAGAGTTCCACCGTGCTGTTAATCACGGTTATACTCCAGCTTTTGACAGCTCAGCATCCATGTCAAAGTCTTCAATAGTTTCCTCTTTAGGGGCCACTACCTTCTGATCTTTGGCAGGTGGGAAGACACTATCTACGGTTTGGCGCTTTACGCCATCTCGCTCGTAGTCTTTGAGGATGATTCGTACCGGCTTACCTTCTAGGTCTACCGGATCAAACTCGGCTGGTAACTCACCAAATACCGCTACAGCTACCTTTGAGAGGGTGCTCTTAGGGTGAAGGCTTGGGGTGTACCACTTTGAGTAGGTCTGCCCGGCACCTTCTGGCTCGTCTACCACAAAGGGTACAACCAGTTTGTTAACCATTTCAGTCTTGTCGAAGTTGAGAGTCTCGGCAGTACCAACCTTACCGATGTGAGCATGTAATTGCTCGCCTACTGGTAATGGCTTGTAATCGCCTCCCCCAACAGTGATCTTGAGTACTCCTCGTACCAAGTCCTGCACTTCTACTTTCTTTTCTTCTTCCATTACTGGATCCTCCATTATTTTGATGTAACTCAATCGCCACAGGCCGCCTCCCAAGAACGCGCGAAGAACTGTATCTCCTGGGAAGTAGGGCATCGACCTGCCGCCTTTCGCCAAGAACGACCTGTGACGATTGAGTACTAAAAAACCACACTTATTGACAACGCAAGTCAGTGTGGTAGAATGGTGTTGATTAGTCTAGTATTTCTGGAAACCCTCATTTTTGAAACTTGAAGTTTTGCTTACCTGATAAGTAATAAACCCATAGGTTCTGGATTTATACATTGTGCGACACAGTACTTATCATAAAAGCGCGACTTGCGCTGCGACTGTCCTAGTTTTCAAGCTTCCCTTTAGCGCGTTTCTTTGAGTTTCCATCGTGCTCACGCTTAAACTATGAATGTAGCCTATCACGCTTAAGCTTGACTGTCAAGACTGTTATTGAAACCATCTGTACACTACAATAGTAGTACCGAACATAAACCAAACATAGGAGGCTGACATGCCTATCACAGTCCATGTCCAACAAAAAACGGGTCGTCCCATGCAGCCCGGCACATTAGTAGCCGATCGTAGCGGTAGACTAGGGATCTTCCTGGCCTATTGCGAACACGGTGACAAGGTTGTGTTTTACAAGGACGAGATCCCTGCCCTTGTACGTCGTTGGGATAAAAGCAAAAAGAGCCTAAAGATAAGGCTCGTTAAGCGGGTTGTAGCTCGCCTATCCAACTTAGTTGACGACTAATCCAGAACCGATGGCGGGGAGGATAACCTGAGGGAAGGCTCACCACCGGTTCGGGGCTAGCAATAAACTAGCCTTTTAGGAACCGCTCCAGACTTGCTGGTATGTCACGCTTGACTAGTGTGAGTATTATCACGCCTGTCAAGGCTACACAGTAAGGGATGAGCTTAACCAAAGATACAAGCACTGCCTGAACAGTTTTATACTTGGTATTAAGTCCTTCAGTTAGCTTGAGGACTTGTATTTCGTGTTCCCTAGCTAGTCTGTCATCTTCCCGCTCGATTGCTAGGTCTTCTAGGTACTGATCCCTCTCTTGTTGTGTAACCGTCTCTGAGACTTGTTGTAATGCCATAAAGGCCTCCTTTATTACTTCCCTACTTAGCCTGCACAGCTTTCACAATCAGGTGAAGTGATGCTGCAAAGCTTAATATTACTGACGTCTAACTTCTCCCAGTCGATCGTGTCTGCCATGGTGGCTCCTTGTCTTATTTAATTGTTGTAACCAGCACGTAAGGCTGCGAGGCCTAATGCGCTAAGGACGATGTTGACGTATTGTACGTCGCTTGCTTGTACGTAGCCTAGTTGTACGAGTGTATTAAACACAATAGCAACAGTTACTACGATGTAGGTCTTCTTGCCTGCTAGGAAATTCTTAACCTTCTCCATTAGCATTTATGACCACAGGCGGTACAAACTCCGCCCTTCTTTCCAGGACCTTTCATAGGACCTCCTACTTATTTAAGAGACGAGCAACGAGCCTAGACCATAGTGATCCGGTGTCGTTGAGTAGTTTTGTATCTGCAGAACCTTGAGCTTTGACCTTGTCTAACTCGGTCTGTGTACTAGCTAGTTTAGTGGTCAAGTCGGCGACCTGTTTGGTCAATTGGTCATAGTTTTTGAGTTTAGCATCTTGGTCTTTCCATTCAGGTGCACCACGTAATCCCATTACGATTGATAGCACTTTCTGACCGTTCCATTGTGCTGCAGCCTGATCATTCTCAGCCTCTCGGTGTAGTATTGTTCGGTATACTTCCTTACCCGCGCTTGTGTCCATTGTTTCTCCTTGTACTTGTGGTTGTGACCCTGGCATACCTGCTTTAGGTCTTAGTATTACTGTTGCGTTACGATCCGGGCTGATAGTTACTCTGCGGGCTACCCTACCGTTTTGTTCGATAATGTCGTGGTCTCGGTATATCCAGATGTGGCCGTACTGTCCGGCCGTGCTTACGCCTATATCCCCTGCTTGTGATTGATTAACTGATGTAAACCACTGACGAATAGGATTGCTCGGGTTTGCCCACTGTGCGGCGTTACCCCATGCTCCGGCGTTGATGCCGTGTACTTTACTTAGGTACTGATTAACCAGGGACACGCACTCCCCTACGTAACCTCCGTCTGTTGCTTTTCCTACACTGCCCTGAGCTACTGCCCAGTCTGAAAATTCTTGTAGTGTCATAACTATCTCTCCTTGTCGGCCTGTTTGATCTTCTCCCCTACCAGAGCGGGCAGCCTCCCGTTCAGCTTCTTCATGAATGTCAGAACTTCTTTGCTAGCCTTCTGTTGTTCTTGGGCAGCTGAAGCTAAGTTTGTCGCGGCCTTCGTATGCTCACGGAGATCACGGGACAGTTCTTTTGCAAAATACTTAGCGAGCCAGATAACACCGCCAATGGCAGTTCCAGCTAAACCTATTGCTGCTAGTGATACAGTGTTTTCAGGCATGTTAAACCAACTATGAGGCTGGAGTGTCGGAGGTGTTTGCGTCCGGGACGATTATCTCGTCATTTTGGACGGTAAGATCAAGTGCCTGTAGAGGATCAGTAGTACTAGCTATGCGAGTAGCTATATCCTCAGGAACCTTAATTTCTTGAGCAGCTGGCATCTTTATTGCTTCTTCAATCTCTAAAGATGCACCCATAACTGACCCAATTACTTCTCCAGCTTCGTTATAGAATATCTTCACGATACAGTCTCCTGAAAGAGATAAACTTTAAATCGCCAGTCACCATTATTTGTCGTGTCGCTTACACGAACTTGTGCATATACCTGACCAACATTGCTTACAACTGATCCAAAACTACCAACCCCATAAAGTGGCGCTGCTGCAACCCCAAGTTCAACATATGGGCATGCTTGGTATTGGGTGCCGCCAGGAACTTTGACAAAGGCTTGATAGCCTGCAACATTGCTTCCCCAGTAACTTGTATCAACAGCTGATGAGTAGTAATAAAACCCAACTCCAGCAGCTGCTACGGTGACCGTAAGTGTAACAACGGCAGCAATCTTAAACATATTAAACTGACTAGACATCACAAGTTGGTCCGCTGTAGCTGTGCGGGCATCAACCCCTTGCTGGGCTACTTTAATACCATAATCAACACCTGTACCGAATCCATTTGATTGCTGTCCAACGATATAAGGAACAACTGCGCCGCTGTTATCACTAACCGGTCCTATCCCGCCCGGACTGGGCCTCAGCGGCAATACATCCCCAGCGCTCGTCGTCTTCATATCTATTGTGTGTAGAGCCATCTTATAATCCTTCCTTAAGTGGATTCGTAACCAACCTAATGCTTTCTTTACCAGTTGTGTGAACCTTAACATCCCAACCTACAATTCTTCGGACACTATTAACGTCATGCACACCATCCTTGATCTTCAGGGTTACTGTGTCCCCTAGCCCCCATACGCCTAGCGGGTAGGCTCGATCATTCAGGGTTATCTGCACCTCGCCATCGGGCGTGGATATATTACGCAGTTCTTCATTGAGCCTACTGGCCAGAGCATTCTGGCTCTTAACATCAATGTATGCTGCGACTCCTTGTATGCGCCCGTAGCGAGCAATGGAGGCCGTATCAGACTTGCTGGCGTGTAAGATCTGGCTACCATAGTCGGCTGCAACCCCAGTGAGGTCGTTGGCCATACTCTCCCCGTCTAGTGGGATATTGTAGTCTTCAATGGCTCCGTAGTTAGAGTACTCGAAGACCAGATCAGGACGTTTGTTACCGATGTACTGCTTAAAATTGAATACCAGACTGTCTGTAACCTCAAAGTCACAGGCCGGGTAGTTTGCTAGTTGTTGCAGGACGAACAGGACATCTCGGTAGTCAAAGGACAAGGTGATATCAGAGCTGAAAGTCCATGAGCCGGTTAGGGGTGCACCGGCTGCCGTGACATAGTTGTTCGGGAAGTTCGGGTTCTCTAGGGCACCAATAGTCATCTGCTTGATAATGTTGTTCGAGTCTACAAAGGACTTGGATTCCGTGATGATGTTCTGCACTGCTGTAGCCAGTGTGCCCGAACTAAAGGTTCGGTAGTTATCTTTACCGTCCCCTGCTGTGACTGAGGCGTCATGCTTAACCAGAACAGTGGTGAACATGTACTCGTAGGTGTAGGCAACCACCTCAATGTACTGCTTATTGCGTACAGGGCATTTTATAATAACTCCCTGCCAGACTAGTGTACCGTCCCGGTAAATCTGGACATGGTTGAAGAACGGAATAAAGATGTCACCAAACTGGTCGAACAGCTCATCCTTAGTACCTACACGGAACTTGGCTTTGCCATAGTTAGAGAGTTGCTTACCGTACTCTAGGAATTGACCGGTATTGTTGATAGGGTGGAAGGCCCGAACCTGTGTAATTGGCTGCCTGTCTCTGTCGAGGATGACTACCTTGTATGACATGGGAGCCTCCTATGCAATTCGGTAGGTCAGAACGCCCTTAATAGTTTTGGTCCCAGATGAGGTCCAGCCAGCTCCGGTATGGTCTTTGTAGAGATTGAGTGTTGTGCTTGAAGCACCGCCACTCTCAAAGAAACCACCAGTAGTTGTACCGGAACCGTTATCAATACTTACGGCAGCGTTGTCTTGGAATAGGTAGCTACAGGCTATTGGGAGAGTAGCCGAGGCTGATGTTGCGTTACTGGTTCCCGTTAGCGATAGGAAGACGCGAGCAATTTCTCCGGTAAGACTAAAGGTTGCTTTAGTAACTGTTGCACTAGTCCAGCCCGCGGCTGCAGGAGCAAAGTTAAACTCTCCGGGGAATCCAACTGGGCTTACACGCTTGCTGTAGCATGGACTACCAATAGAGGCATTAGCAACAGTATAGTCTGACCCGCCCGTAACGGTCAGAAGCGTGTCTGCTACGGTTACAATGTAGAAGTACTTCACTGATCCAGATTGAATAAGCCGTATCTTATCGCCTTTAGAATATTTAAAGGCTGCCCCACTTGGCACGGTAATGGTAGTAGCACTAGCATACGTCCAGGCTTCATTGGCGTTTTGCCAGCCATCTACGCTTGAGTTGATAATAAGTCGTCGGTCAGCAATGCTCGAGTTTGAAATGCTCGAGGCCCCATTAGCGACAGTAACTTCTGCTATAAGTAGGCCATTAGCTAGAGCACCATTCGAGTCAACAGTCTGTGTAGTACTGCGCTGGGTTACGAAGGTCACGGCGTCCAGGCCAGTAGAGGCGGGGTTATTCATTTTATCGGCGTCTACTTTGATGTAGATGAAGTCATAACGAGTTGAGCCCGTTGCATTAGAAGCAATGGTTACGTTCTCACTGGCATCTGAGGTTACTGCAATGTTCTGGGCTGTACCGCTAGTAGGAGTTGCATTGACATAAGCTGAGCCTGCACTCACTGCGACGGTCATGTTCGGTGAACCTTGGGCATTAACTGCAAAAGCACCAGTAGCAGGAGCTACACCAGCCGTGTTAAAGATAGCCCCAACTACACCGGGGGTGACCGTATCAGTGGCATGCTTGTTAAAAGCCAGTGCTGGAGTTAGGTAGTTGTTGACGCCTGTTTGTAGTACGTATGCGGCCTTATTCGACATTAGTTTGTCTCCAATTTATTAAGCCATGCAAACTCACCAAAGTGCTGTAGTGCTGCTTCGTTATAAGCCTTAATGGCATCTACTTGGTCTTTGAAGCGACCGAGATAGATTAGAACTCCGTTAACTCGAATACTAGCCAACCAGTTCTTACGTGTCTTATTCCAATAAACTCCCTTTGGTTTGGTAGTCTTAGGCTTCTTGTAAGCTGTGTTCTCGGCATGACTGCAGGCTCTCAAGTTCTCGCTGCGGTTATCTAGCTTGTCTCCATTGATGTGATCCGTTACTAGACCTTCTGGCGTATCAGCAATAACGCGGTGCATTGATACCTGGCGGAATTTGCCATCTATAACCACACGAGTAATCGCGTATCCATGGCTTGATAGTCTCCAAGAGTATTTTGATACTTTAATAAGATCGCTCTCATTTATCAGCGCGAATCCTTTATCTGTGAGCGGTATCTTGATTACTTTATTTGCCATTATGCTATTTCTCCTATTGCCGTCCATTGATAGAAGACAGTATTACCAGCCGCCCAGTTTGTACCATCGCTCGTTCGTAGATACGCGGTGAATTGTCCAGTAGTAATTCCACTCGCCTGGCTTACTACCAAAGCCTTTACATTCGTGCTACCCGATCCATACGTTGTGGCCGAAGCTGCGTCACCACCAAATGTAAGAGTAACGATTGGACGGGCTGTAAAGGTTACCCCAAACGTGACAGTTTCAGTGGCAATATTCGTGACGCCAGGAGTAATAACTCCCCACCCAGTCAAAATGACAGTGTTGCCTGATTGATAAGTGTTCGTAGTATCGTCTTGACGCAGGACAGTAGTTTTGACGAGTTTGCTGGTCCCAGGGGCCAAGACTAGGTGTTGACCTGATTTTGCATTCACTTGAGTAGCAGTAATAGTGTCGGCAAAAGTGTTGTTAGCACCAGTCTTAATTCGGCTATCAGTTATATTCGAGTTAGTAATGCTGCTTGCACCGTTCGAGACAGTAACAACAGCCAGGCAGTAGCCATAAGTTGGAGGGGTGCCATTGTCAGTAGAACTTGAGGTTGAACGGCTAGTAGTAAGCGTTGCTACATCACTGGCATCAACAGCTGGGTTGACCATCTTGTCTGGGTCGAGCTTAATATAAATCCAGTCGTAGCGTGTACCACCGGTTGCGTTCGCGGCGATTGTCACATCCTCAAAGGTGTCCATAGACACACGCACAGTTTGTGACGTGCCGCCGGTAGGTGTACCAGTAACGTAGGCTTGACCCTGGGTAACGCGGACAGACATACCGGGACTGGCTTGTGCTGATACGGCGAATGAACCCGTACCACCAGAACCAGTGTTTAGGCCGATAGTACCAACAACACCCTGAGCAATAAAGTCAGTAGCGATGTTGTTTATTTCTGTAGCACTTGTCTGATGTGAGTTGCTACCGCCGGTTAAGACTGATGTAATCTTAGTTGCCATAAATTCCTTAGCTTATTGGCCAGCTATCGTAGAACGATATAGTGGCTCGTGATCCAGTTCCAACTGATGCACCTGTAAAGGTCAGTTGGTTGTCTCCTGGCTTTATCTTGAATAGCGTGCTCCCGCTCGTTAGTTTGCCATACACATTCTGGTTACTTGCTGTAATCTGCAGACTGTCCTGGTCATAACTAATCAGGGCTGCATCACTGGAACTTGGTAGGTTAATGTCTAGCTCGATGTACTCCCCTGTTCGCAGGTTGGCAATCTTAGGCTTACTGCATGGTCCATAGATCTGAATGGTTGGGAAGCTGTCTACGTCACCGTCATTAGTAGCTACGTTTGAACCACTAGAACGGGTACCACCGAATACGCTTGGGAAGGTTAATGGGAAGATTGAGCTACCACCCGAACCGGTTGATGGTATTGACATTGGAATAATTGCTGGTATAGTAGCGCCACCAAGCTGGTTGATGGTTGAGATACCAAGAGTCACTTGCTTAGCAGTTTGGCTGAGGATATGAGGGTACTTAATCTTGCAGATCAGGCGGAATGGCTGTTTAAGGCCTTGACGAGTATTCTCGTTCATGTCTACATACATGATCTTCAGGAACATTTGCTTGCCTATATTCTCATCCCACTTGTGTGGCACATAGCCGTTGTCTGATTCGCTATCGTCCTGCTGGACTTCTAGGCTCGCAAGCTTGCGTAGGATCTCTCGGCCTGTGTAATAATCTGAGTCATCATCTGGGTACATGCTACCCTCAATAACCAGGTACATCTTACCTATCCAGGATTCCCAGTCTGCATCACCTACGCCTTGCGGCAGGGGTAGATCGAACTCACGTATCTCTCGCCTGCTAGGTGTGCGAGTACGCATTCTAAAGTAAGTAGAGCTCGTATCATCGTTAAACGTGATATAGTTGCTCGACGTACCGAGGGTTGACGAGTCGTAGATCGCCATGGTCTACCCTGCTATCGCACGTCTATTTGGTAAGCTGGCTCGTAGGCGTGCAGCCTTTCGTTCGTGAGTACCGATGTTGGCTATGATCTCAGACATAGATATGTCGTTCTTCAAGAAGCGTGTAGTCAGGCTGGTCTTCAGCTCTTCAAAGGCTTCAATAAGGCAGAGCTCTAAAATATAAGAGGCTAGGTAATCAGGAATACTATCAGAGTCAGTAAGCTTCTGCTTGCCTACTACCGTAATAGTCGCACCGGTAGGCAGACCTGTAACCATACGGTCTAGGATAATGTTGCCATCAATAACTTCCCAGTCATTTCGGTCCAGGTAGTACACACTGCCATCACCGTTTGCGTCGTAGCCGAAGTCGGTGACTTCAGTGAACCCAGTAGGCATAGCATAACTAAATGAACCAGCCACTACAGTTAGGCTCGTGTCTTTGGCGATCTTGTACACGTACTCGTCTTCACAGGCAGTCGTGTAGAACTCATCTTTCTCAGATGAGGTAAATGTACGGTCAGCACTGTCACGGAGCTTTGTGTTGAGGCGTGTCTTAAGTTGTGCAGAGGTAAAGGTTGCCATTTGATCTGAGTATGGTTAGGGTTATCTTGGCTGTTAGCCCACACCTAAGAGCATCAACGCACCGTACTGGGCATTGGCAGGTGGTGCACTAAACGTCCAGTTCGTATTGCCAGAGACATCGACTGAGTTAGCTCCCGCATAACCAGGAGTTGTAGTAGATACAGTTGAGTCCTTAATTACGAGATAATCAGATGATATATTTGTTCCTGATTTAGATATTGTTCCAGCTGAACCTGCACTAGATGAGTTGATAGATACACGTCCGTCTCCATATACGCTCGAGCCATTCATAGTTACGGTAGCTGCGTTGCTAGAACTTTCAGTAAACGTGTTAGCCCCGAAAGCCTTAGCAGTGAGGTCAGCGTCTATTTGTATTGCCGAACCATTGTCTAAGAGGTTAGAGCATACTTGCATTCGGTAATATCTACCAGGGTTTGAGTTGGTTCCTGTCTGTTCCCCACCGATCGTTGTAACAGTGGTTGAGTCGAAGGTTGCGGCGGTGGACATACTCGTTAAAGTAGAGCCTATCTGAGTCCAGCTTGCACCACTAGGAACACTTGTAGAGTCGGCAGCGTAATAGAATTTGACCGTACCACCTGCCTGGTCACGAGCTGCACGAAGCCAATAGGTTGTACCACTTGATAGACCAGCTGCTGTCAAAGTTGCAGTAGATGTAGCAGCAACTGCGGTAGCCGTACCATCATTGGATGTTTCAAACACTGGAAGACCACCAGATATGTAGAATCGCCATGAGCGTTGTCCAGCGGCTCCGTATTTAGCAGCAATACGCCTACCACCAGATAGGGTTATATCATCTATGGCTACACGGACTCTTACGTCTATATCGTTGGCAATACTTGTAGCTGCTGAGTCAGGGATAGAAGCTCCATATGTGTCACCTGGCATATACACATAACCGTTAGGTGTACCAGATACTGACCAGTTTGTTACGGTTAGTGTTTGTCCAGCGGTAACAGTAAATAGTCTACCCGAACCAACAGTAAGAGTTGTTATGGTACCTGATGAGGTAATAGTAAGACCACCAGGTGAGTTTGCTACATTATAGTTAAGCGTTCCTATCGTAAGACCCTGTAAGTCAAGAGAGCGGGCGTTTGTAGAGGCTTGGCTTATTGTGAAAGTTGCACTTGAAGCAGACCATGTAAGACCACTAGTTGCCAGTGCTATTATTGCCCCTGCACTTGTAGCACCGAGCGATAGGGTACTTGTTCCGAGCGTAGCTGATCGGGTTGCCGAGCCAGTTGCCAAGAAACGACCAATAGTCATATTGTTGTTACCCGTTGCAAATGAGCCTTGAGCAACAACAAAACTCATACCAGCAGTAGCAGACATAGTATACGCATCACTAAGGGTGTACGTTCCACCAGCATTATTTATCGTGTGAGATGCGTTACTTGAGGCTGGGAATATTGTCTTACCTGCACACGTGATGGTATGCGAACCACGTCCACGGTAGTTTAAGTTAAAAGTATTCACCGCTGCACCAAAACTCATACCTGAACCAACAGTTAGACTACCGTAGATTTCGTACGATGTAGCACTAGATGTGTGAGTTAGTGTACCTGTGTAGAGAGACATATCTATGTCCTTACCGAGTACCTGTACGTCAGTAGAACTAATAGACCCTGATGAGGCGTTAAGGATTACGTTATCTTGAGGCAATGGAACCCTGGAAGTCCACCTAGCTGCAACACTCCAAGCCGAGCCAGAGGTAGAATCTCGAGTCTGAGTGGCTGGAGTAGTAGTCGTGATGTTTGTGTTACCACCCCTATCTCCTAGTGTTGTGCCTGTGAATGGCGAAGCTACTCCTGCAGCGGTGATGTCTTGGAAGTCTACATTAGTGAGGGATACTGCGGCGGCAGTGATGGTGCGAGCTGTGCCGAGAGTATTGGATTGCACTAGTACACGATTAACCGCCGAGTTGCCCGTTACGGTAAATGTACTTGATACCGTGATTGGTTGGGACAACGTAAGATTATCTGTTTGTACTGCATTACCAGTTACAGTTAGATTAGCCATGGAGGTACTAAATGATGTCATACTCATGTTGCCGCCACCAGTAAGTACTATGTTGTTGTAAGTAGCAAAATTACCGAGATCAACTCTTTGGGTAGTTCCAGAAAATGTAATTGTTGAGGTATTTGCATTGATTGTTATACCCGAAGCCGTGGAGTCAACTGCCCATGCTGTTGTACTTGCTCCAGTTATCGTTATATTTGAAGCACCTAATGTTAAGACACGAGTTGAAGCTGATGTTGAAGCAAACCTTACCCAGTTGCAAGTCTGTCCATTTGTATCTAGTGTGCCTTTAGTAAGAGTGATAACACCACTGGAGGTATTTGCATCTGCCAATTGGTAATTACCACCACTAGCTGAGTTATAAGTAATATTCGGGAGTGTCTTACCACCACTTGTAATCGTCTGTTGGGTTGCACTGGTTGATACGAAGTTAATCGTACCTATACCAGTCAGGGTTATAGTAGAGCCAGAGTTTATAGATAAAGCTACGTTACCAGCACCAGCCGTACCGTCACCAATTGTAAGAGTAGAAGTGGTAGCAGCAAAAGCTAGTGTTGCACCCGTCTGAATAGTCAGTGAGCGACATACAACCGTAGTAGAGGCTGGAATAGTTAATACAGAACTGGTAGTTATAGTAACGTCATCAGCAGCAGTTGGTACAACCCCACCCGTCCATATAGCGGTGTTAGCACCTGTCCAGTTACCTGTCGTGCCATTTGATGATATGGCTGCCACGGGTTACACCTCTACTGGCGTATCAATGAGTTCTGAGACTTCTGCTACTACTTCAGGCTGAACAGGTTCTGGGGCATTCTCCTCAGCTTGTACATAGGTCTCGAGGACTGCCTGAGCCTCTGCGGTAGCTTCTGGGATGATAAGACGTCGTGGTTCTTCCTCATCGTTTATCAGAACATCTGCGTAAACAAAGCCTTCTTCACTGCTTGGTTCAATAGATTTTATTTCGTAACTAGCCATTATGCATACCTCAAGTTAATAACGAGCTTATTGGCGTTCGTAACTGCCGTAGTGTCTGCGTCTGTGGCAAGTAATGTAGTAGCTAGGGCAATACCTGTTGAGTAGTAGTTACCAAGATCAGCAGCGATAACAAAACCACCACCAGGCGGGGCGTACATCGTGTCTACAGGAACATCGGTACCGACCGTTGGGGCAGAAGCCTTGTTGTACATCTTTACCCAATATCCGACAGTATCTGAGTTATAGGCGTGAATAAGATAGATCTTACCTGCACTGGCTTTAACTGACGTGGCGTTTGTAGAGGCTGCCGCAATAACCTTAGTACCTGTGATTGAGTTGTCTGAGGCTGTACCTTTGGTGTAGACCTGGGTACCATCGGTGGCATTACCGTATTGTCTATCCCAAGTTGAACCATTAAATACGGTGTTACGATTCACGACACCCAAGTTATTAGTAGTTGAACTTGCCGCTACGGAATCAGCATTATCTGCTGCATTCTTCATGGCCGTTGTGGAGTTATTTGCTACTAATGTAGTTTTAAGGTTTTGACGAGTATCAGCAATTAAGTCTCCCCGCTGCCCATCTGTAAGGGTACTTGGTGTGGCTCTGTAAACGGCACCTACTTTTACTGGGTTGCCTGAGTCTGTTGCTGCTGATGCTACGTCACCAGATACATTTGAAGCCGTTACTGTTCCTGAGATAGGCTGTGTTGCTTGCCAAAATGTACCGCTAACTGGCTGGGTAACGGCACTACCATCGACTTTGAGAGCGTTCGTAAGCTGGGGCTGGTCGGTTGCAAGTACTACGCGTTGGGTACCAGCACTCTTATTGCCTGAGTTAGTGTCGATACTTGTACCACCAACTTTTGTGTTGTCAGCCTGTACTGCGAACGTACCAGCGTTGGTAACTACTACATCATTATCTGCACCGAGGTCTACTTTAAGACCTGCTGTGGCGTCTACGGGAGCTACACCAGCATTAGTGGCTGGATCACCAAGAACTACAACCTGGCGGTGATTACCGTTTGTTGATTCTGTACGAGTGTCTATTGATGTCCCAGATCCCTGGGTTATATCTACATTTGAATCTGCCATATTCGTTCCTTATGGGTTAAGTGTGTTTGACTATCAGGCGTATGTTAGAGCCAACAGTAAGCCAATAGGCTGGCCAGTAAGACCTGTAGCCGGTGTTACATCAGTGAGGACGAGCACGCCATTAGCAATGCTGATCTGCCATAACTGCCCTGTTACAGTGTCGGTGTATAAGTCGTAGCCATCTACGAGGTCGAACTGTCCTGTGAATGGATTTAGCTTTACGCCCACAACTATGTCCTCGTGACTGAGCTTATGTTCGCCTTAGAAGCACTGGTATAAACTACGGTTACGGTTGCTACGGTTGTACCGCCTGAACCTCCCGTCTTAAATGTATAAGTCTCAGTAGTGCTATTCGGGTAAGTAACTCCAACGTAGTCATAAGCACTGGTAACGAGTCCAGCCCCGCCGAGCGGCATACGCTCAAGGGTTGAACCGTTCCAACCGTAAGGAACAACTCGTTTAGCATTGATGTTCTCGCCATCAGCAGTGCTTAGGTGTTCAGAACGATCAATGTTTGGCTGACCATTGCCGCCAGGTACCTGACTCATACCAGTGCAATCTCCTTCTCGATGTTCCTACGCTCGTTATCTAGCTTGAGATATTGGTAGAGCTTGTCGAACTTATCACCAGGCTTAAAGGTTAATCCAAGCATGCCTTCTAGTTGACGTAAGTGCAGCATTATGTCGTTGCTATCATCACTCTTCACGCGTGCACCAACCCACTCGTAGATCTTATTGAGCTTATCTAGGACGGTTCGGTCTTTCTGCTCTGCTTGGGCTACGTCGAAGAAGTCAAAGAGCTTCATGGCTGGCAGATCAGTATTTAGGTTAGTGTCTAATTTAAGTGGCTGTTCGGCTTCACGAACTACCTGCTTGACAATCGGTGCAGGCTGATCCATGGGCTTAACTTTGGCTTGTAGGCTAGCTACGATTTCTGCTTCTGTCATAGATACTCGAGTCTTAGGGGGAACAGTCCGTCCTCAATGTCTCGCATACGCTGCGTATGGAACTCGCCGTTCATGTTCTTGATCTTAGTAGTATCGTGCGGTAACAGGATCGGATTGTTTGACTGGTCTAAGATGAACCGGCAACCCATGAGGGCAGCACGGCAGGCTAAGTTACAGTTATTCCAAGCCCAGCCATTGTCGTAATCCTCGTCATAGCCACCCAGGTACTTAATGACTCCCATAGGGGCAGCACCTACGTTCTCCTCCCAATACTCCGGTACTACTTCCTTTACTCCCTGCCCTATCTCGCCTCGTAGATCTGGCGAACCATCTGGATTTATAGTTAGTGTGGTTACAAAGGTAGTTGGGTCTACGAGCTTCATGATTTTCTCAAAACAATCAGGCGGTAGGTCGATAAAGTCCTGGTAGAAGATGACATACTCGCCCTGGCAGGCTCTTAAGCCTTCATTGTTACTAGCACTCAAGTTGCTTACCTTGTCGGTCTTAGGAGCGGGTATATACGGTACAGATACCTCGTTCTCGCTAACTACAATCCATTCAAAGTCCTTGAAGGTTTGACGCATTAAAGACTGCTCGGCTACTTCTTCCCAGCCAGTACGGCGGGTTACGGTTAGTACGGATACTAGCGGTTTTGACATAGTCGTAGTAACTCCTTCTCAATCTTGTCTGCGTAGACTACGTGGCTCCAGTTGTCTAGGACGTACTGGCGGGTTTCGGTAAGTTTGGCATCTAAGATAGCCTGTTTAATAGCCTCGCTCGTGGGCTCAACACGTATTACTCCTTCATAGTCGAATTTGTCGCTATCGCAGACAATAGTTGGAATATTCATAGCCAGGGATTCAAGCACACTACGCTGACTACCCCCGTCTGATCGGGCTGGTAATACAACAACCTTCGAGGCTGCGTACATGCGGTGTAGTGCTTCAGCAGATAAGTGTGGTAGAACTAAGTTACCTGCTTTCTCGCAGACCTCGTAGCATTCTGATTCCCAGTTGTCCTGGTACATGAAACCACAGGCAGCAGCAAGCATGTCCTTAGTTGCTTCGGCAAACAGGTTGTGTCGTTTCCAGATTGCAAAGGTTCCAACAGCTAGAGCATCGAAGATCTTAGCTTGTTCTGGGATAGGCTTGAATAGGTTGGTATTGGTTCCAAAAGCGATAGAGGCTGGGATATCCTTGGCCATAAGTCTGTCTAGGTAGACTTGACTTTCAACAAAGATATGGTCAAAGAGTTCTGTGTTGTCATGGAATAGTTCACCGCCAGCAAAGAGCAGAGCCATAGGAATACCGAACTGTGCATGTTCTATTGCGTGCGGGCGGGTCATATCAGCCCAGTGCAGTATTACGTCGGGTTTGAAGGCTTTAGTAGCTGCTACTACATCAGTAACTACGTAGATCTTAAAGTATGGGTGGTCGATAATGTTATCATAGTCACCCGGCACAAGTATCTGTAGCTCATGCCGCTCGCCCAGTAATTTAAGGGCGGCAGCAAGTCCATCTTTCCAGGTAATAGTTTGTTCGTAGGTAGGCTTCCAATCCCAAAGTGCGGTAATTTTCATGACTCAAACGCTTCTGCCCACTGCTCAGCTACACGCTTCCATGAGAAGGCTCGCTGGGCTTGAGGGATCATAGTCTCGCGGATCTCTCGTTGCTTATCTGGGTTCTGTAGCAGGTCAATCAGAGTATCTTTATAGAGCTTCTCAGTGTCTCGGTTCCACTCATCCATATTGAGCTTAAGACCATGCTGCACTGTCTCATCAAGCGCTGCATAGTTACTGGTTACAGGCACTGCTCCACCAGCTTGAGCTTTCATAGCAGTAATGCAGTTATGAACTACTGAGCCGTTTGAAACATAGCTGTTATCAACATCTACTTCAATGTTATACACCCAGCCATCATAGTCGCTTCTTACAACTTCCTTGACCGTCTTTTCAATGAAGCCATTACGGTTAGTGTAGGCGGGAACTTTCTGAGTTTCTGTCCAGGCAATTGACCAACTCTTGTTGCCGTTCTTATGGATTCGTTCCTGTGCTTTACCGCTAAATCCTCGGTTGGCTAAAGCTATTTTGAACCACCCAATAAGTCTCTCTGATGTATTGGTGAAGGTATGGTTGTACCCATTCTTTACGTGGCCGTCAGCAGCCATAAGACCCCAGAGGGCTTCTGGAAATTTAGCTAACCACAGTGGCAGCATCTTCTTCTTCCCATCGTAGAAGAACTTACGGAAAGCCCGGGCTAACTTGTAGCTGTGAACATAGTACTCTACGCAGCCTCTTAGTTGACGAGTTTTTGGAGTCAAGCCGAGTTGAGTAAACCCATTGACAACGATCTCTATGCGCTCAGGGTGTTTATCGGCTACTAAAGCGCTTACCTTACCGGTTCTTACACTAGCACTACCATCTCCAGCAAAGTATCCAAAGAATCGTGCTAGAGCAGTAGTCATAGGAACTTCTGCAGGTAGCTCAATATTCTCCGTACCTAAGTTATTAGGACGTTGAGAGAAGCCGTCGTCTATTTTGAATGTTTCAATAGGGGCAATAGGATTCATTGGAGTGAGGAGTATATCTCCTTCTACAATTTCACCTGCAGGAACGAATAAGTATTCATCACCACGGCGGGTGTAGACCGGATGTTCTTCAGTCAGGGTTAGGTCATCTCCAGAACGAACCTTTAGGGTAATTATTCCCCCTTTATGCTTACGACGCATAGTTGCGGTAATGTCTTGAATTTCTTGTGTGTGGGTAAGAACTCTATCAGTAAGTACAAGGTCTTCAATGTTCTTCTCGCCCACCTCAGTCATTACTTTAGTTCCAGCAGGATGACAGCTAATTTCCGGGAACTGACTTGGATAAGCCCAAATTCCAGCACTCTTAATGAAGTCTACAATCTTATCCTGCCCTACTTTGCCGTGGTCAGTAACACCATCAAGCATCTTAATGCGGCTCTTCATTTTCTCCATCCAAGCCATACGCTCTGGATTCTCGCGGTTGATAGCAACATAGCTATCCCAGCCGTACATGATGTCGAGCTTAGCATCAGGTACTGCAGCCTTTACAGCTGGCCATATGTCTAGCAGGTTAATCAGCCCACGCGTGTGCGAGGACATGTAAACGATCTTGTGTGGATCACGGATAGACCTATCAGCACCCTCGAACTCATTGCCGTCAATGCCATTAGCACTGAGCATGATCTTCTCGTCAGGGATATTTGGATAGCAGGTTCGATGGTACTTAGACAGGAGGATGACTTTATCCAAGTTCATGAGGCGAGCACTGGTAAACTCATGTGGGTTCATTACGTCGTGAATCCAGAGGTATTTCTTACGTGCATCTACCTTGGCATCGAAGAACCAAGGACTACGCCAGGCAACGAATATGTCAAAGGTATCTCGTAGGTCTAGCTCCCAGTAGTTCTTCCAGTCTACGCCGTCATACGTGCCCCTATTAGCCCCTGGGCTGGCAAAGACGGTTACACTATAACCTTGCTCAGTAAGACGCTTAGACAGGCGTATAATAGCCTCCTCGCTGCCACCAATACCGTTCTCTAAGTCCCAAGGACCCCATTCGCCAATAGCGTTGTTACCGGTGAATATTACTACCGATTTCTTAGGCCAGACCTTGGGTGGTATGAGCTTCTTACGGAGGGCTAGAATGATTGGGCTGTCATTAAGTGATTCGGGAATACACTCGTCAAGTAAGGTTAGAGCTTTACCACTCTCCCCTTCTTTCTCTAAGAACTTGACAACCGATACAAATGCTTCACTAGCTAGTTTATGGCCCTTAACGTCCATGTAGGTGTCGAGCAAGTCTTGAGTGAGCTCGTCATTACGGAACTCCTGGGCTTTCTTAACAGCGTTGATAGCCTGGTCGATCTTACCAAGCTGGAAGGAAGCTTCGGCATAGATAAGCAGTGGACGGTAGCTTGCTGCTAATGGATTCTTGATCGTCATGGTTTCCTTAGGCTTGAGGGCTAGTGCCTTCTCAACCCAAATCAGGGTCTTCTTATAGTCTTGGGCCATGAGGTACATTTCAGCGAGACTTGTATAGGCTTCTGAGCTTTCAGGGTCTTCTTTAATGGCCTGTAAGTAGTAGTTCTGTGCCTCGGTATCCTGGTCCATTGCACGCTTAATAGCAGCCATTTGGCAGTAAGCCTGGGCTCGTTCTTCATCCCAGCCAGACATCTTAACGTACAGTTCATACAGAGCTAGAGCATCTGCATCAAGTCCTGCATCACGGTAGCAGGCAGCTAGGTAGAACAAAGTTCGTGGATCAGGGTTATCCCCTTCATCCTCAAGCTGTAGCTTCAAGATACGCATGTTGCGCTCGTTGGCTTGATCACGTCGTTCGTCCTTGCTGGTGTGGATTACCTGCACTTCATCGTTACGAACCTTAGCAGCCTTACGGACTTCTTGTAGGGTTTCGTGGAGACGACCAACCCACTTGAATGTGCCGTTATTGCGGATGAGTCGTTCACGTTCGTGCTCGGTACGGATTCCGCCAAACTCATCAACGTCATACACATAGTTCAGGAATACCGCGTCAATGTGATCTGGCATAGCTTCAGCTACTTCACGGATCTTCTTGGGCTTGTCGATAACATCGTCTGCATCCATCCAGAAGATAATGTCGCCTGTACATTTCTCAAAGCTGAGGTTACGCTGTTCTGCAAAGTTATCATTCCAGACTGATTCAGAGTAGAAGCCACCATACTTACGCACGGTTTTAGCTACGTTCTTATGGATTGTCTGGCCCTCACGGGCATTGGCGACAACGATGATTTCATCAAATACGCCACGGACAGAGTCTAGGGACTTATCTAGGTAAGCTGCTTCTTCGGCAGTACCTTTTACGATCATAGCGAGAGATAGCTTCATTAGTATTTCCTCGACGCACTAAAGATCGGGAAGTTCTTGCGGAACCAAGCCATGTGCTTCTTATTAGTGAACATGAGCGGATAGGAAAGCTCGATCTTCTTGAGCAGTTCTACGGGCATAGTAAAGACATGGCGCATTTGCATATCAGCCTGCTTAACATTAGAGAAGTCATTAAAGGCAGTCTCGCGCTTCTCATTAGCTGCAGCAGCAATAATTTCCATCTCGCCTGGATACTTCTTCTTGAAGTTCCTAATCATCACGCAAATGTTCTCGTAGTCCTTCTGATCGGGTAGACCAACGGGATCATCTTCGATCCACATTTTATGATCGCGCTTGACCTCATTCCATAGCGCTTGTTTGTCTTCGACGTCCATAATTCCTCCTCTTATGGTTATTGTTTTCTAATACCGAGGGCCCTCTCGAAAGAGAGCCTCCGGGTCAGACTACAATGGATTAGCCAATGAAGTAACCGGTACGCTTGGCACTTGATTTCTCGTTAAGAGCTTCAAGAGTCAGCTCGCCTTCAAGCATGCCCTTTGTGCTAGAACCAGTCTTGCTCAAAGGAACGTGTTTTGGACGTCGGCCATTCAGGTAGGCTACTCGCCACTTGCTGCTGTCGAGAGCAACAACGCTGTTCGTAGGAACTTCACGATGAAGGAAGATCTTGTGAACACCGAAGTCACCTTCGTAGACATCTACGACGTTGGTGAGACGTTTGTCTTCACTCTTGTCGAACTTGGTAGCACCAGCGGTGTAACCACTGATGACGCGCTTGATGTAAGAACCTACGTAGACTTCGTCTGCGTATTGATCCGTACCAGCGTTCCAGATACCAGCCATGATGTCGTTGAACTCGGTTTCACTAAGTGAAGTACCAGAGGTTCGAGCAGTAGCGTTAGTGGTGATCTGAGCGATAACGCCGTCAAGACGACGAGCAACGCCCGAAGAACCACTAGCACGAGTACCAGCCATCAAGGCTTTCTCGATGTCACGAGCTAGCTCAACCATCTTCTTTTGCATTTGGTAAGTGTAAGGGTCTGATTGACCGTATTGACTTACTGCACGCTCAGTGTCAGAAACGCTGATGACCTTACGGAACATCTGAACTACGTTGTTGGCACGAGTTGGTTGGCTAAGGTTAACAATCGTAGCGTCATCGTTTTCAGCAAAAGCGTTGTCAGCCGATGCGCTGTAGGTGTCAGTTAACCATTCGTGGAGAGTATTCATTGCAGTGCTTTCGGCAAGACCGCTCAAAAGAGGCGTGTTTTTGTAATCAACGTTAGTGATTAGGTCAACGACGTCTTCTTTACGAGTCGTGTCCATGTGGGTGATTAAACCGATAGGCATTGTAATTTACTCCTGGGGACTTTTAGTTTTGTTATTCGTTCAGAGCGTCTATTTGCTGCTGAACTGAAGGGATCGTTTTAAGGATGTCTGCAAAGTTGCGGGTTTTGGCAGCTTGTGCAATCGCCTCACTGCGATCAACAGTTTGTGTTTGGGTCTGTGTCTCACCTGGGTTGTTAGAAGGTACTTGTACTGATTGCTCAGGAGATACTACTTCTTTTAGGGCATCCAGTTGGGCGATGAGGCTTGCGCCTGCTTCATCCCAGCTATTTGCGTCACCCCAAGATAGGGCACTTTCGTTTTTCGAGAGTAGCTTGAGGGCGGCTTCTCTGGTTTTTGGGTCTGGATACGAGTTAATCGTGTCTTCCCTGAACTTCTTAGCTTCAGCGATGGCTTGCGCCTGGGCTTCTGCTTCCTCACGTTCTGCGAGCTGGGCCTTGTATTGCTCGGCGAGTTCTTTGTAGTTCTCGGTTTCTTCGAGCTTTTTAAGTTCCTGCTCTTTGCGCTCGTTTTCGAGCTGTCTTGCCCGCATCTCAATCTTTTGGCGTTCCTTACGTTCGGCCTCTAGTTGAGCTGTCAGGTCTTCCAGGCTAACTGTAGGTTGTTCTACAGTACTTTCTGGAGCCGTAGTGCTCTCGGTTCCAGTAGCTTGGGGCTGCGTGGTTCCGAGTGCCTCGGCGCTTTGCGTTTCACCCTGCACGGGTGTTTCGGCGTCTTGCATGTTTCTCGTTGTCCTGCTTAAGTTGTTAAAGCGACAGTTCCCTGTCTCAAGGCGAATTATGTTGACAAGGGATTGACATGTTAGTAAGTGAGGTGTATGGTGAGGCTATGAAGGTAGATAAGAGGATAGCATTAGCAATAGGAGCAGTACTCATCGTTGGGAGCGGTGTAGCTCTTGCAGTGTCCAGGCCCTACCAGCCCAAGAGTGCAGTTAAGACAGAAGCTGTTGAGCAGGCTACGCCAGCGGTGACGACTCCCACTACCGAGACTTCTGCTACACCTGAGCCTGTTAAGACAACAAGTAATCAGACAGCAGATGAGACAGATCCTACTCCAGCCCCTATTACGGTTGTGAGTAAAAAAGCTACCTGGACTGAAGGAACAGGTGATTCAGTTGTGTTCTTCTGGACCTGCGAGACTACCTGGAGCGATGGGACAGTTACAAAGAGAAGCCTTGGCAGTAACCTAGAACCAGATAACACTACTCATCAGCCAAGGGGGACAATGGTATGCCCGAAGAATTAGACGACAAGTTCTCTATTTCTAAGTGGTGGAATGAATCAGACTTTGGTGACAAGTCTATGGTTTTCCTTGTTGCCTTCTTTATCATTGGCATAATTCTAAGTATGTTTGGGATTGAAATACTTTAGCGAACTAACGGCGTAGCTTTAGCCTTAGCCCTTTTGCCCTTCTTATACACAGGCGTGATCGTTACTGGCTTTGAGCTAGTCAGCGGTTTGAAATTAGTGTTTGAAGGCACACTCAAAGTCACTGGCTTTTTACCTGACTGTAAAACTTTCTGTTGCTTAACTTGCTCTGGTGTCAAATCCGTACGGGTTACAGACTTTGTCTTACCATTCTTAAGTGTTCCAAAGCTTACAATATCTGCTGCATTCTCGGACAAGCTCTTCTTGCTGGGCGCATTAACCTGACGTCCAGGATAGGTGTACATCTTGTCAATAATGTCTGCTAGTGCCTGGCGTAGGCGTGCTTTTGTATCTTCAGGTATCTTGCTTGGTACTACTTCTCCAGTTTTGGGATCAAGATAAGGGCTATCAAGGTTCTTGATTCCCTGACCTTGGATTATCCCACTAATCACACCAAATGGCAGACCACCGATAGTACCAATGTCTCGTAAGGTTCGATCTTTAGGTGATGTAGTAAGCATCTTGTAGACCGACTCAATCGAACCGATTGGTGTAAAGTAGCGCATTAGGCCAAGTAGTTCAGAGTTATCTGAGTTCCACCTAATACCTTCGGGGGTCTTCTGCCATTCCTGGAAGTTACGGAAGCCTGATAGTATGGCCATCTGACGGATACCATGCTCTTTAGCAAGCGCCTTAAGGGCATACTGAGTAACTTTAAGGTTGTAACGAGCCGGGAATGCTACGAGGTTAAGGGCTTTCATTAGGTTTGAGGTGGTTAAGCCCTTATCTGGATACTGCACAACTGCCCGTAGGTTCTCCATGAGATCAGGATTCTTTTTCACAAAGTCCATGATCTTCTTGGTATCGTTTGAGCCTGCGAGAGCTTCTACGCCAGCAGCAATGTTACGTTGTTGGCTCCTAGATAACTTAGCTGTGATGTTGGCGAACTCAGACGCACCCTCACTACCAAAGCCACCACCCTGAAATACATTAGTGTTCTTGAGAACATTGATCGTATCTGTGTAGTCATGACCCGGCTTGGCTGTAGCGCCAGTAAAAGCTGCAGTTCCGAGTTTCGTCTCAATATTCTCTTGAACCCTAAAGAATGGGTTCTTCTCATATCGAGCAACAGACTGAATGCGTGAGTAAGGGGCAGCTATGGGGTTAACTCGTAAGTTGAAGTCTGTAATCTTCCCACCAATTCCACGTTCAGCATAACTCAGGCTCTTGAAGCTATCCTTGTAAGCTTTAAGTACCTGCTTGGCTTGTGCGTCATTAGTTCCAAGGGCCTCCTGTACTTCCTTCCAACGCAGTTGGCGAATGTCAGTTGCTCCAACCTTAGTAGTAAGGGCATCATTGAGCTTGTTAAAGACGGTTGGGCCTTCGAGTGTTTCGCCGTTAGATTTGATATTAAGCTCATTAACAGTGCTGGTAAATTGGGACCTTACCTTGCTAAAAATGCTTTTTTGCTCGATTGGATCAGCTGCTTTTGTTGATAAGCCAGCTTTGTCTAGTATTTCACCTACTTTGCCGAGTGGAGCAGTCTTAGATCTAAGTAAGTCTCCAACCTCTCCAGGTGCTTTGAACGTGGCATATTCTTTTGGAGTATAAAAGGCATAGTAACCATTCTTAAATGTTACTGGCTTACCATCTACTAATATTGGATTAGTACCAATAAGCTTACTACGGATATAACCAGCCGCCTCTTCGCCGCTGAGTCGTTTATTGAGTACATCATCAAGTATTGCTCGGTTACGCTTGTTCTGTACAAGTTGTGGATAGTCATTGTAGATCTTTGTAATTGTTTCCTGGGTATTCTTTGAAGAGGCTAATGCTCTACTAATCTCCGATATATCCTTCTGAGAACTTTTTGCAACACGGATTTGACCTTTTGATGGATCAAGAACCGTTTTGCCATCAGATAACGTAATTACTTTCTTCTCATTCTTAGCTTTAGCAACTATCTTCTCTGCCTGGGTAGCTGCGTTCTTAAATGAGCTCATTTCAGAGACTACCTGGTCAAGAGTAAGGTTCTTATGCTCAGCTACATAGTCAGTAAATGCCGATACTGCACGCTTAGGAGTACCATGCTGTTGAAGTAGGAAGTCCTGGAACTGTTTAAGTGTATCCTCTACTTTAGCTCGTGCTTTCGGATCAGCAATCTTCTCGGCTTCTGAAAGTATAGTACCGCCCTTAATTGCAATCTTGTCAAATACACCAGATTTGCTGTATAGGGCTTTATTAGCAAGACTTGCTGCACCATTCCCTAGCTTCTCTACTAGGCCTACTGGACCACCAGGCACAAAGGCTGCAGCAGTCAGGGCCGTGTTCATAGGATCGAACTTGCCATTTGCAGCATCGCCAATAGTGCCCTGTATAGCATTGGCATCTATAGCCATACCAGCTACTTTAGCAAGAGCCCGCGGTACTGTAGGAGCTTTAGGTAATGCACCGGCACCGAAGCCAGCTTCAAGTGGCTTGCTGGCAAGGTTAGCAGCCTGAGCAAGTTTGGCTGAACCAGCAAGCGTAGTATAAGCCGCAGTCTCTGCGAACGGAGCAGCGACGGTTAAGGCAGCACCGGCGAACTTAGCATAATCTGTAGCAACCTTCTTACCGGTAAACTCTTTAGTCGCTGCTGCTTCTGTCTTGGTAGTAGCATTAAAGTTCTGCGACATACTAGATTTATTAAGGTCGAATAGGGTTTTATTAAACTGGTCTTTAGTTATCTTGCCAGCCTTAAAGTCCTTGATCGCCTTAGTCCTGCGCTCGTTCATGACTTGTGCTTGCTTCTTGGCGATCCCAGCATTCTGAATAGATGAGAGGGTTTGACCACCAAACCTGGCTACGTCAATACTAGCCTTCGCTGTGTCCTTAGCGAAGTTGGCAATACCACCGGGTATGGCACCTAGAGATTTGCGAACGTTGCCGAAGAAGTCTTGAGTTGAGGATGGTTGCTTATTATTGAACTGTACTGGACCAGCATACATGCCGCCAGACGGATCATAGCCACGATCACTTAGGTGTTTATTAAGCTGATTGAGTAATTGCCTATCATCCATTAGTACAACTTCGGTATCTTAAGACCAGTCTGTGAGCCGATGTTGTAGGCATTCTCAGCCTGATTCTTTGGATTAGCAATAAGTGGTTGATCTCGATATGGTGCAGGAGCCCAGAAGTCGTTCTTAGGTGCAGCCGCTACTTTAGCTGCTCTGCCTGCCTGTGCTTGTGCGATAGCAGCTCTTGCAGCAGCTTGTTCTTGGCCCATCTGGATAGCCCGTGCCTGAGCTTCTGCCTTTGCCTTAGCCTCAGCTTGCAGTCTCATATTATTGAGCTGATTTATCTTATCAAGTGCACTTCCAGCACCTAAGCCTAGGCGAGATAGTACTCCTCGTTTCAGGTCATTAGCAATGCCACCAAATGCTACACCGGCACCAGCCTTAACACCCTGCTTCTCTATTGTGCTCATGACTGAGCCATCACCAAAGTTCTTACGTCGATATTCAGCGATCTGAGCATCAGTGGCAATGCGGCCATCCTTCGTATCTGCGAGTGGCGTAAGGGTATTATCCTTATTGACGAGGTATTTAAGCTTTGTGTTGGGGTCTACTACATAAGCGAACTGCTGATCAGCAGGTTTGTCCTGATTACCGACGAATACCTGATTAAACTTAGCTTTTTCTTGGATTGCATTACCTGCAGCATCAAAGGTAATCGGTAGGGCTGTATCTACTGAACTACCAACACCTAAAGTCTTGCGCGCAGCTTCAATGTTTCCTTGATTACCTGCAGTTGGAACACCTACAAAGCTGCCGAGCTGTACACCTGCGTCCAGGGCGCGTTTATTAGCTGTAGTAACCTGTTCAAAGCCAGACAGTGCTGAATCAGCAATCTTCCTACCATCTGGTGAAACTACCTGTTGCTTAAGATTTGGGTTATATTGGAGTTGGGCTAGACCCTGACCAATTAGATCACCGTTCTGTCGTCTCCAACCCTGATACTTATCGTATAAAGCTTGTGCATCTTCTTGTTTGAGTCCATTCTTAGGTATAACATTGCCTTGACCGTCTACTTCAAAGTTATTCTGGTAGGTTCGTTGTATTTGGTCAGACAGTTGAGCCTCTTTCTTAAGGTATTCGCCCTTGCTAAGTAGTCCACGTTTAAACAGGTCTTTAGCTACTTCGAGCATCTTATCATTCGAAGTTACTTCTTGCTGGATACCCTTCTTTAGAGCCTCATATGCCTTATTGGCTCCCGCTTCTGCGGCATTCTTTATCTTAATATCAAGGGTTGAGGCTTGTAATTCAAGGCGCTGTCCAAGATTATCGTCGCCGGCTGCATAAGCAGCGCGGGCGAGTTCCTGAATTTTAGCTAGTTTTGAGCTATCTGAACCCTGTCCATAGTTAATAGCAAGGCTTTGTCGGCTAATTTCATTGGTCGAATAGGCTCGTTGGGTAGCAGTCAGTTTACTGGCGAAAGTAATAGCCTTACCAGGATCGGTAGATTGTACTTGTTTCTGCCTCGTAGCCAGATAATCCGCGTAGTTTGCGTAATCCTCAGCAGTTTTAGCGCTGAGATCCCACTCGTAGGCCTTCATCTGGTCATTGATTGATTGCTGCTTCTCATAAGCACTTTTGGCACTGTTAACTAAGCTTGATAGCCCTGTTTGTCCGTATCGTCTTGGCATATCCTACGCTCCATTCTGTTGGCTAATCATGGCGTTAGCACCTTCAGCACTGACGGCTGGGGCACCACTACCTGGTTGGCTTGCAGTTTGTCCGGTATTCTGGTCTGGTGTAAGAGTTGGGTTAGCCTGGTCTGGAGTAGCTTGACCGGGTTGAGGTTGTGGGGCTGGGAAAGCATTAGGATCGCCACCCATGACTTCGTCAATTACACCAATATTGGTGCTTGGGTCCAGGGTTGCATCACTCTTAACATTGACGTTGTACTTGACCTGTGGAGGCGTAGGACCAGTCTGTGGAGGCGTAATAAGCTGTTGTGCAAGTTCACCAAGCATACGTCCACGCATAGCAGCCTTAACTGGGTCTTTCATGTCATCACGGGTTCGGTCTACTTCTTCACTAGTATCATCTACGCCAATCTTCTCTAGGTAAGTATCAATGCTAATGACACCGGCATTAAATAGGTTGAGCCAGGTTTGCTGCCAGGTAGCATCTTCCTTACGTAGGACACTTGGCCATTCAATGTAGAGCTCCCAGCCTGGATCAGCTACAGCGTCTTTAAGTTCTGGTACGTGCTTAGCACTGACCTCTAGGGCGTCACGGAACATCTCGAGTAGTACTGGTTCCCAGCGTGCCTGCTTAGCCTCGGCAATATCTACGATAGGCTTGAGGGTAGTCATAAGAGCCTGGTTACTGGTTGGGTTGATGCTCGGGTCATCGAACATAACACGGCCAATGCCTACCTCGCGGACAAAGTTCTCCTTAAGCTCGTCCAGGAACTGTCGTGTCGAAGACACATATGCCTGTGGAGCTTCGAGGAGAGAGATGTCCTGGCTTAGTTCCATTGGGATCATGGTAGTCCCCTGCTTCTGTCGCTTAGGCAGGTTTTGCGTACCAAAGCCTTTAGCCAGGTAGGTCGGAGCAACTTCTTTGTGGTAGAGCGTAAGACCAGTAGCCATCACGTCGATGTAGGTCTTGTTGATGTCTAGAGCACCATCACTTAGGTCTGATAGACCCCAAGGCCAGTTAGTGCGTTCTTTGTTTGGGATGTAGTAATAACGAGGTAGTTTAGACTCGTCTGTAATGACTGATACGAGGTAGCCACCTACGATGAGCAGGTTGACTGGGGTTTCTTTACCTTTAGGTACAGCCTTTAATGTACCGCCTTGGCCAGCAAAACCAGTGAGGTAGCCAGTAAACTCGATAACTGAGATCATTGAACGGGTGTCGCCAGAGAACGGATTAGTGTTCGAGACTACTGTACCGTTAATGGTTTCTTGAACGTTCTCGACTAGTGGCTGGCCAGCAATGCTCGACTCAAAGGTAGCACCTTCAGGTAGCTTGTCTCGGTAGTTACGGTACGCTGAAGACTCGCTTATCTGGTAGACATAGGCGTCAAAGTCACGGTCACGGAAGTCTGTAGCGGTCCAGCCCGCCCAGTAGTTGTTGACGTTCTCAATAACCTGGATCTTGTACTGTTTAGCCTTCTCATCCCACCAGGCTTTATAGACGGTGTTACCGCCTTCACTGCCGAGCTTAGCACCACGCTTAAAGATCTCCATGCCGCCGTTGTCACGTATAATGGCGTCTATCGCCTTCTTACGTGTTTCGGCGTAGGCTTTACGCTTCTTATTTTCTAGTTCTGCTTGTTTCAGCTCGGGTGAATCGTCTGGGTAGATGGACAGATCTTCTTTGTTGTAGGTTGAATATACCCTAAAACCTCGGCCCATGAACTGGCTCGTGTGAATGTCGATAGCCCTGGCACAGAAGTTGTACATGGTCTTATCACGACCACGGCTAAAGTCAAGATCCTCAAAAAGACCTTCGTCATAGATGTAACGTCGGCGCTTGTTGATGTAGGTATTGCGCTTCTCAATGTCTGTGGAGAAGATGCTCAGGCTCTTCTTGACTGCGTCAACAGCAGCTTGTTTAGGATCTGTGACGCTAGGTATGGTAGGGTTCATTAAAAGTCTACTTCGATTAGTTCAATGGTTTGGTTCTTAGGTTTGCCATCGGTAGCAAGCCATACAGCCAGAGCGAGGCTCATGACACGGTCGGTCTTCAACTTCGTGTCATCCTCTCTATAGATAGATAATTGCTTCACAAGGCTAGGGTTGTTAGGAATTTTAATCTCGCGGTTAGCAAGAATCTTTTGCAGGGCAATAAGGATCTCGGCCTTACGCACATTGCGGGGGTTGCGGCCAATCATTTTGGCTGTAATGCCGGGTGGCTGCCAGGAACCAAAACACTTAGTATTGGCTTGCAAGTCTGGTGGTAGATCCTGGTAGAATCGGGCGGACTCGCCATTCCATGTTTCTAGGATTATCTTGACGTTGTGGTCTTTGTTATATGACCAGTAGAGATCTATAAAGTCGTTCATGTGCATCTGTGGGGATTTGGTATTACCTTTAGCCCCGACAATGCGAACTACCCGGTACGGTAGGGCCGTGACATCTATAACGGTGAAGACTTCCTCGTCCTCTCCCATTGCCGTGTCGATGCCTATGACGTACTGGTGGCCTTCAACGTAACGCTCGCCATCGTTAAGGGTTTCGTCCTTAGCCTCTTCAATCTGGTCAGCTGGATAGAGGTTATCGCCGCCGAAGACGAACTTACCGTATAAGACCTGCTCAAGTATTGGATTACCCCGGTACATTTCCTTGGCATCTTCAATGTAGCTCGGGTTATTACGCAGTAAGAAGATGTTATCGGAGATAGAACCTTCCTGACTGTAGTACCCGGGTTCGCCCCGCTTACCCTTTTCGAACAGTTCGTAGTGGGTCATGATGCTGGCACTCGATGTGTCGGGCGTAGAGACAAGGTCAAGTGAACCTCTAAGGTCAGCAAGACGTGGAATAATATTAGAGTCTAACTCATATTCAAGGTGATTACTTCGCCCGCCTTCATCGTAGGAGATGTACCCGAACGGTTTACCCTGGATCGAGTCACCTTTGTCTTCACCTGTCGATCGGAATAAGATCTCCGAGTTATTGACAAATGGTATATAATATGGTGTTGAATAACGTATACCTTGTTCTTTTAAGAACCAGCCGATCTTGCAGTCATTAGTCAGTGCCGAGCCATCCTCCTGTGGGATAGTGAAGCTCGAGGTCATAATAGCCCGGATAGCATCAAACACCGGCTTAGTGGCATCCGAGTGAGGGGCTAGGTTGGCTGTCCTGTAATGGCTGCGAGCATGAGCCTGGGTATTACCCCGCCCTACACCGACCTTGTAGAAGCAGTGGTGGATGTGCTTAATTGCAACAGTAATGGATTTACCCCAACGGTTGGCAGGCACAAGAACATTGACCTTGGCGTTACCTTCACGGAGGAACTTCTTCTGTCCTTCATGCAATGGCATGCCGAGCAAGACCTCAGCAAATAAGACGATGTCCTTGTAACCGTCCGTAAGAGCACGCTGCAGTTTATACGGGAGCTGTAAGTCATCCAAGTATTTCGCCCTCTATGGTGTTGTCGTCTGCCGGAGCTTGTAGCTCTCCCGAGGCAAAGGCGTTAATCATTGTCATGAGCTGCATGGCCTGATCCTTACGCTTGGCCTCGACATCATCCTGGTCTTTAGCGGCCTTGAGCATGTCAGCAACCCGTGGCTTAATCTCGCCGCTCTGCAGGGCTTCCATAGCCCTATCCATAACTTCCTGGCGTACGTTCTCTGTTTTGATCACGTTGCGGGCTATGATCTCTTCAGTTGGTCGCATGATTGCGTCGATCTTAGCTGCATCCAGTTGCTCCTGTGTAGGAGCCTGGTGATTCTTACAGTGACGCACGAATGCGTTGTAACTGGCCGTACCGTATTCGAGCTGTAGACTCTTCAGGCTTTGTCCTGACTTAGTCCATGCTCGGGACTTGTAGATGCGATCAACCAGGTAAGTACCCTGGGGTAACTTCTTCCTGGATTCCTTCTTGATGAACTTGCAGGTGTTGCAAGTCTTGACGTATTTAATTGGCATAAACTTTCCTCCTTTTAGAACAGCCGCTTGCTGAGGCTACTATGTGTTGCTCGGTGTAGAGTGTTAGAAAAGAGAAGAGCCCCACACGGATAAGGCAAGGCTCGACTCATAGAACTACACTGACTGTCCTGGGTAGAAGGGAGGACAGTGTGTTAAGTTATCCAAGGTACTAAGGCCGGAACTGACTAACTCTAGAAATTAAGCCAATCCAAACAGACCCTCGTTCTTCTTCCCCCGGACGTTCGGGGAGGGCCTACTACTCTAGATTATTTAACTGTGTTGGTCGTGCTTGGTTCCCTTTCCCTCACTCCCTCGGAATCTGGACAGTGGGGGTTTCCAGTCTCCTACCCTTAGTTGGAACTTAAAGGGTTTAAGTGCTGTTCCTTACTGCATGCCCTGCTAGACTTGATAGTCCGCAACGCTTTTGTCCGTCATCGTCAGTCGTTCGGTCAGGTCAGATCTCCTAGAACTGTAACCGTCGCTGGTTCCTGATAGTGCTCGATCTGCTAAGCTTCGTGGCAGTTGCCCGCCAATACCCCAATGATAACGATTAGGGCTTGACGTGTTAGTGAGTTCACAAGATTTTCTATATTTTAGGGGGCTCGGCAGTTTTAACAGCCCGGAACGGTTTTAACACCCTACCCACGTGCGAAATGTGTGAATTCGTGTAGCTGATACCGTGGTGTTAGCGATTATTAACACTTCCATCCTGTTGGGTGAAAGGGGGGTCTATACTACCACACCTGGCATATAATACCCCCCAGTACCCCCCGCCAAAGGTATAGCTTGACCACACTGTCCTGTTGTATGCAAGGGTTGGCTGCCTTCCCTATCTGTAGAACAGTGCTAGGTCGGAGAATGTAGATTGTGCGACGTAGGCCTGAAGGGTTGTAATGTGGGTGCGAACATGGTGTGTGTGGTGGGTACGAACTGTCACTACCTTATTGTGTTGCAGGTCCTTACAACATGTCATGACATTATAGGGGTTATAGTGCTTATGCCCTATCTGTTGCCCTTGGTTGGCATAATAAAAGTGTTGACAACACGTACGGAGTTTGCTACCATTGAAGCATGGTAAGGGTAACACCAAGCCACGCACCACACAACTAGGTAGGATACAGGCAACAGAGGCATCAGGAGCACGCACAGTCAATACTATTGGCACTGTCGCACACTCCTATAGCCTCTAACAGCCTGAACACTATCAAGCGGTACATGATGTAGCAATTAAACAAGGAGTTACAACCATGAGTGACGACAGCCCATGCAAGAATTGCGGAAGCATAGACATCAGCTTTGATGAACGGCTTTGCAATAATTGCCCAAACGGCAAATAGCAGCTTAACGGCTGCACTATGTACCGCTTAACACGATATAGCCTGGATTGTAGAACTTAAACAAGGATACAATCATGCAAGACTTAACTATCAAACCAATCATTCAAGATATTGAAGGCGGTTGGCAAGCTTACGGGCATGTGTATGAGAATACACCAATGCCCGTATCGAGCGAAGTATTCAACGCCTACGATAACCGAGATGAGGCTTGGCAAAATGCCAACGAAGCAGTCAAAGCGTTCGCAGACAAGCACAACACAACGTGCAAGTGTGGCAAAACTATGACGGTAAGTAGTTACTAGCAGCTTAACGGCTGCAACCTGGGCTATATCAAACGATTGTCGGACTATTGCAGGTAAGGACGAGGCAGCAAGACGACTGGCCAGCGGGCTTGTTTAACTCCCATCCCTTACTTGCAACGGTTCGACAATCACAACACACCAACTAATCATAGGGAGGGAATCACTATGAACCGTCTGCAAAAAACAAAAGTAAAGGTTAGCGTAGGATACGCCGACATAAAGAACGCACCCGCATACATCAATCTGGCAACTGTTGTAACAAGCACGTTCGTAATCATCTTAAGCCTTGTATGGGCATTAATCAAGGTGATTAAGTTCGGCCTAGCAGTTGTACGTTACTGGCTTAAGGCCATGATGGCTGTCCTAAAAGCCATTACATGGACTATAGACAAGCTTGTACCAGCGGGTAAGTAACTAAGGAGAATAACATGAAAACATTCATAGCAGTAACTTACTTCGGTGAAAAGATCACAATGCGTAATTGTTTAGACAAAGCTCAAGCCCTAGCTATCCTAGCGGACGGTAAAGTCTTAGAAGATGATATCTTCAGTCTTGAAGAGGTGTAGCATGACCACAATCACAACCTACGCAGAATACATGGCTTTCAAACGCTTCTGGCAAGCTAATCAGCAACTTGATAAGGATAAAGCACTTGAATTGTTCTTTGTCCTGGAAGATATGCCGGTGTTCTAATGCAAAAGACCACAACACAACTACAAAACGAGCGCATGGAGCTGTTCGCCTGGCATAAACGGGCTACTAAACGCCTGATAGAGCTAGACAACGAGATAGCCAAACGCATTAAACACGAGACACGAGGTATTGCATGGTCAGCACACAAGTAAGCTATATCCGCACAGACGGCACACCAGCACACCTTGACGACTTTGACCTGGCTGAGCTCTCTCCCCCGACAGATGTACCATACCTCACCGAAGACCTGAGCACGATGTATGAGGATATAATCCTTGGCATCGAACCAATGAGACCGATTACATCGAAAGCATTGGAATACTTAAACCGGTGGGTTATGGGCAAACTGTCCACCGAGGACACCATATCAAACCTTGACGCCCTGGGTTACCTTGATTGGGTAATCCCTGAAGGCTACATAAACACTGTTAACAGATTGGAACTAGAAAATGACGACAACAATTGATACAATACAGGCTATGAGAAAACCTAAGCCACGACTGGTTATAGAGCTCGATAGCCCTGAACTGCTCACACAATTGCGTATAAAAGCCTTTAAAGACGGCAAGTATGGCTATAAAGCCCTGGTGCTTGACGCCTTAGCTAACCAATACCCTGAGTTTGCAGACGTTATACGTCAAGAGCGCGAGAACCGTTACAAACGGTCTTAATCCTCTTCCTCATCCCTCACTATCCTACTAAGCGGTATAGGATAGTCTGCCCCACACAATACACACTCGTCAGTCTTAACCGACTGGAACAGGCCTGTGCAGTCTCGGCACACGTACTCAAGGAGTTTACTCACCTTCAATCACCTTCTTTATCTGGTGCTTATGCCAACGGGCTGGACCAGTGCTGTTGAACTTCATGATCTTGGCAATCTCTTCATGGGTTTTACCCTGCTGGAGTAAGTCCCACACTTTCTTTTGCTTGACAGATAGAGAATCTATGGCCTTATTCATTCGCATGCGCACATCCACTTCATCCTCAACACTAGCACGCACATCCTCTATCAAAACTTGGCCGTCCTCGGCATAGAGCGAATCATACTGCACTTGCGTGAGATCGTATGGATACGCTCGTGTGTAGTCCCTGAAACTCTTCATCTTTGTAATCTTCTGCGCCAGAATAACTGCTCCGTACTTGTTTAATAGGCGGTTGAACTCGGCCATTTCAGCGTCATACTTGGCCTGTAGTTGGTCTTGGTAAATCCCGTCTAAATGTCGCATACAATCACTGTTATCCCATCAGGCTCAAAGGTTGACCAATACTGCTCGTATATCAGTTCTTCTTGAAACTCCTTATCACTCAGGCTATCTACCTGCGTACTCTTAGCCACGATCCACCTCCCTTAATATCTCAATCCTTCTGTTCAATATGTACTGGATGTTCTCCCACCACAGCACATTACTGGTTTCCATCTTCGTGTCAAACTCTAGGCGTATTCGACGCTTGTCTTCACTTGACTCGGTAACAGCTGCACTCTGACCTTTAGCATTAGCCAGGGCAAACTTGGCATGTATCAGCCCCTGTGCAACGTCAATTGCTAGTTGTTCTAGCTCCTCAACGGTTTGCGAGCTTAAGGGCTGTCTAAACAGCTCTATGTACTTTGTAATGTCCATGCTACGGTTTACTGACTTATCCATTAGTAGTTCAATCCTTCCCCACTGCTTAATCCTTTAACCTTGAGACCACCACCAATGTTGAACGGTTTGATCTCCACCTCCTCAAACTCTGGGCTTATCCCACAGGCTGGACAGTTCCCACCAAATGCGTCATACCAGTCCTTAAGTTTTGGTTTCCAGGCAATCCTGTGTTGTTCTTTGTCGTGCTTTGCCACACTGGCTTCTGTCTCAACTGTTTGTTTTGCCATCATTCACCTCATCTAAGGCAGTCTTAACTGCTGCGATCCTGTGCATTGCGTGATCCAGGTACACCTGAGGCACGCCGTCCACAGTGCTTATACAGCGCGACAGGTAGTACACTGCGTCATATAGGTTATTTAGTATTGCTTGTTCGTCTTTAGTCATTACTTGTCCTCCGTTATTGTTATCTCGAATCGTCTGGGCTTCTCTCGGCTAAATTCGTAGGTCAGTGTTACATTGTCTATGCTGTCATCCTCTAATATCCCAGCCGTTACTAGTGCATCTAAGGCTGGTTTAGACACAGAAATTGCCGCGTTATCTGGATCATGTCTACGCTGATCTCCAAAGAAGATCTTAAATTTGACAAGTGCTTTAGAATATGGCTTCTTGGGTAACATGTCTGCGAAGATCTCGTCTGTTACCTTCTGACCCCATTCACGCTTGTACTTAGCCTTCGCGTGGTAGTGCATACTGTTTAGGGCATTCAGGCTTGGTGGTAGGCCTTGGATAATCAGTTTCATGCAGCCTCCAAAAAACTATTCATCTCTAAATCAAGTCCATAGACAGAGCGTTGAATAATTTTAATCACCATGTCATGTGGCATGCCATGTGTATCTTCGTAGTGGACCATCCAGGATGGGCTCGGCCAAAACTCACCTCGTGGTAAAATATGGCCTTCATCTTTTCTGTGTTTGCACATGCAGCACTTGGTGCGGCCAGCCCAAAGTTTTATGGCTTCTGGAATTACTTTAAGCTTCATTTGTGCCTCACAAGATACGTTGTGGCGAGACTAAGCTTTAGCAGGTCATCTCCCAAATGTCCTAAGCCTAAGTTGCAATGATGGCAGAGTAGTGCTCGCACCTTGCCGGTATCGTGGTCGTGATCAACACGAGGGCCACCATAACGTGTATTGTCAAACTCAAATGAGCAGATGTCGCACTTCCCATCTTGTTTAATTAACAGAGCTTGGAAGGTTTCAGCGTCAATTCCGTACTTATGCTGTCGTAGGTAGTCCGCTTGACATGGTCTGCAATATGCATTTCTGCTCCCTCGAGCCGGCTTGTAAAACTGATCTAGTGGCTTATCAGTATCGCAGCGTTTACAGTGTTTCATTCATCTCCCCTCGGTAATAATCAGTTGGTGGACAGATTATAGTGGTGCCCAGCACTAGACGAGTTACGCACTCGCCCAAAGCGTTCTTCGAGCTACTTGTGGAAGTGCTCGCGGTGGTAGTGGTCGGAGTGGCAGAGCGGCACGTTCGTGTTGACGATGAAGCTCTTGAGCCAGCGGTAGGTGCGACGCACGAGGCCTCCCTTCTTGGTGACGGGGTTCTTCAGGTCCCAGTTGATCTTCACGGTTCACCTCCTTCCAGTTCCTCCAGGTCGTGGTCCAGCTCTTCGGTCAGGATGCCGATGTACTTGTCGTAGGCGTCGTTGTCCCACGGGGTGGGCAGCCGGCGTACTTGCATGGGGTAGCCGAGGGCCATGAGCTGGTCGATGACGTGTCGGTTGTTGAAGATCACGAACGTGGCCGGGTCGAACACGTAGATGTGATCCTGTTCGGGTGCGTCCGTGAAGATGCACACCCAGCAGTTGTCCTCGTTGAGGAGGATTTCCTGCCCCTCGATGGTCAGGGTGACGGGGGTTGGTGGCATTTGCACTCTCCGTTCTCGTGCTTGCGGATGGCTCGGATCATGAACTCCCTGTTGGGCTTGCCCCCTGGAGTTCCATTGGGCTCTGCTCGGTGCCGCTCCCTGTGGGCTTCTGGCGTGAGCATCTCGATGCTGCAGCCAAGGTTGCGAAAGCGCTTCTCCATCTTGGTCTTATAAGCCTTGCGTGGATGCCATACGTGATGCCTTTGCAGGTGCTCTGGCATTGCTCTCCGATCAAATTGTGTAGGTGCTCTGCGTATCCTCACCGGCATTGTAGCCAGGGTTTCGCGTTTAGTTGGCGGCGAATTGCCTCAAAACAAAAAACCAGGCACGAACTATGTCGATACCTGGCGAAAGGCGGTTATTCAATTAGTTACAGGTTAGCATAAGAAGTAAGGACTGTCAAGACTTCCTTGAATGCTTACGATATTCAGGCGGTAAAGGATAAACAGTAACTAATATTCCACTGCCAAAAATCCAGACAAAGCCATTATCTCTCTATTGGTCATTGCCAACCCTCCAAGTCTTCATTCCACAATATCTCGTAGCGTATCCAATCAAACGGCACTCGAAGCAGCGAGTATTTATCCCCCCAGCGAGCTAACTTCCAGTAGAGTTTAGTTTTAATTGGGTGCTTTAATATACTGACCATCACATCCCTACATTCCTATTACCTGTCTTGAGTTCTTCAAGACGATTCGTTAGTTGTTTTCATCGTTGCTCCTCGGTTGGGCAGTCTTGTAAGTGTCGGTAGCCTTTATGGTCATTTAAGTTTACCCAGTTGCGTTTACGCCCTCGTTTGCCGCAGATATAACACTTTCTGAACCATCGCCATTTCATACTGTAGTACCATGATGGTGGTTTGAACTCCCAGTGCCTGATGTGCCATCTCCAATCGCCAGGGTCATGACATGGTGGGCCACTATCTCCTTTAGGGTCTATATGCCAAAGCTGGAATAGTTTGTTGCTTGTAATCTGCGTTTCTGGTGCCCACATTATTCACTACCTCTCATTAGATTTAAGTTCCTTGATACGGGTATCGACAACTCGCCTGGTTGTTAGCATTGCCGATTTGAACCCTTGGCTTCGACTGTAAGCCTCGCCTCTTGTTTCGTTCTGCTTTGACCATTGTGTACGGCTACCTTGCCCAGAACGTCTGTAACTATCATCAGCAGCTAGACCGACCTTTTCTAGCTCATCAACAATTCTCTCAGCTATATAGGCTTCGATAGCTTGCTTGGCATTGGCTTTGTATTTTGCATAGTCTGCTTTTAGGGGAGCGTCGCAAGGCTTAATATCGTTAAATATCTCTGCCCAGAATTGGTCTAAGACATTATCCATTGTGTAGTCGATAGTACTCATTGTATAGTTTCCTTATTATCTCGACTTGGCAGCGTCCCCGTATCGCCTCCTAAGCCGTTGTTACTCGGTAATGCCTCGGGGGAGTGGTCGAGTTCTACATAAGGCAGCATGTTATCAGGAAATGGATTAGCAACTAAATAGCCTCTACGACCACAGTTACCACAAATTATCTTATCGGCATCTCCTGGTTCGGCAGAGCTGCTGGGAGTGTCCCAAGTATTACAGTATCTACAATAGTGTGTAGCCTGACCATCAAACTTTAGATTGTATTTACTCATACTTCCTCAACTTTCAGAATACGCTCAACCGTCGAGTCTATCATGGGCTTCATGATTTCAATATCAGCATATTTTAAGCCACCTTCAGGAACTAGTATCTTAATAAGGTCTAAGATTTCTTGGCGTACCCTTTGATGTTCGTTCACAACTCCTCCTTATTATCTTCATCTGACATCGGTAGGTTCTTTTTGAGTTCTCGGTTCGGCACGCCTTTGCCGATGGTTATCGTAGTACCGTCATCATCTATGGGGTAGTTAATGGTGTAACCACAGTCATCACAGCTATCAACTTTTAATAGCGAGCTTAAAGCCTCATAACATTCAAGCGTTCCACCACAATCAGGACATTCTTCAAATGATGTAATTCTATCTCCCATTATTATCCCTCCTATTAGATAGTTGGTCTCTCTGCTCTTCTTTTGCTAGTAACTCCAGGTCTTTAGTAACTGCTTTTTTGACCTCATCGCTATAGATATTTGCTCCACCTATGTCGTATAGGTTCTCAACTATCTTGGTATCGAATGGCTGCATTAGCGTAGTCGTATCAATTACTGGCTCAAATGAGTGAAAGGTAACTTGCTTACCGTTGGGCTTGGCTAAAGACCAATTGTGTTTTATTAGATGTTCACGATTGTTCTCAAACAGTTCTTCTAATTCGGTGGTATAGCGATAGAGTATCTTATTGACTTTTTGCATCAGCTCTTTATCAACAAATGTGGCACAGATTGGTCGGGCATTTATCTGATAATAGTGCTTATTAACTCGTTTTACTTTAATCATTTCTGCTCCATTTCTGCTAAACCGCCTTTAATATACCCCTGCTTGAATGCCTCGGACTTCTCCTCCTCAACAATAGAGGCTAACTCGGATAGGGCTTGGTCAACATGGTCTTTCTCGTGGTAGCTGTTGCCTTCCAGGGCGTCTTGAGCACCCCAGTTATACAAAATAGATAGCACGGTTTTTGCTCGGTCTTGGTAGGTACTCATGATATAACCTCGACTAGTTTATAGATTGCAGCTAGCTCTTTATCTCCACTATAACTCCTGGTAAACTCGAACCTTCCTCGCTTCGTCGTTAGCTCATAGAGATTCATACCACGCTCATTTCTTTGCAAGGAAGGAGACTCCATATCAAGAACTAGGTAGATGTCTTTACCAATCTCACTATCTGGCCAATCCATAGGTGCAGACTTTAATCTGCCACCAAAAGCCTCCAGGTAAACTTTTGCCATTATCTCTCCTCCTTGCCTAGTTGGGCATGTTCACTCATCTCGAACTCTGCCAGACGCTTGAACTTCTCGGCCATACTATATCGAGCCTTATCCCAGGTCATCCAATGATCTTTTTCAACCAAATCCATAATGGCCTTCATCAATAACTTTTTGGCTGATGTTTCTTGGTCATCAAACTCACCCATACTGTACCTATGAACCAAATCTTCTATTTTATCTTCTAGTTCGTTCATTTTCCCTCCTTGATGTTAGTTCGGCCAATCTACGTCATCGTTTGCTCGTTTGCAGTCGAGCGAGCAGAAGTTATGGTTTAAGCCCCAACCATTGCCTTCAAACTCGTCTCCGCACCAATCACATTTCTTCATCTACTCCTCCTTGCCTAGTTGGGCTAGTACTTCGTTTTTATCTATCAATGCTTGTATGATATTCTCGTGAGCATCACTATATGCTTTTGCTAACTCTTCTAGTTCCTCGTGTTCACTCATGACCCTTCTCCTTACAGCTCTCCGCAACCGCAGCCAGAATAGCTTGTAGGGCTTGCTCTTTAGCTTCCCAGGCTAGGTCATGCGATTGCTTAATCGTAGCCAGGCTTAACTTGCTATCTAGGTTTCGTAGTATCTCTCTTATTTGTTCTTGCATGTCTCTCCTTTATTTCTTGTAGATGAGCTAGTACGGGGAGACGGGAGTTGAACCCGCAGTGTCCGAGCTAACTCATATTCTCAGGTCATGACTCCTTATCTTTTGAGCATCACTCTTAGCGTTTACCCGACACAAGCCGTTTTAGATATATCGGCTCCGCTTATAAGGCGTTGTCTTGATTTCGCCACTCCCCGTAACAACCCACCTACGTTTAGACAGCTACTGCAACTGTCTAATTGTTCTGGGCTGCATCACTTGTATGGCGACAGTGCACTTAGCCAGCATTTACGAGCGTCCTGAGCTGCTGGCACCCAGATTATTAATGAACCTTACAGACTAGACCATGGCATCCGAGTCTACATAGTAATCGCTTCATCGTGCCACCACCCAACCGGCTAGCATGAACAGGAAGTCTATGATTACCTTGATGGCTACAATCCAGGCCACTATGGCGTACAGAACAAGTCCGATTATTGCTAGCATTATTGCCTTGTTACCCATCACTCCTCCTTATCGTCCCGCCATCCCATGCAGGTTTTGGCGGGTTCTTCTTAAACTCCCAGTCAAAGAACTTCTTAAGGCCTAGGAATGGTGCAATGGGTTCGTTATACACTTTCCACTGCCAACCCTTCTTGGTCTTGTCAGTTAACTTTAGGACAGCCGTTTTTGCCTTAAGGCCGGTTTGTTCTCGCACGGCCTGGCGGTAGCTTGCGAGCTGCAGGCCGTGTCGGTCTGAATGAGACTTACTCGTCTTGAAGTCTATGACCCATGGCTGGTCGTCGATGATCGCAAGTAGGTCCAGGCGTCCGCCATAACCATGTCGTTTACTCTCGACGTACAACTCCGTTCTAAACCATTCAATATCCACCGTGTCCTGCCAGGCTACAAACCCGAGCACGTAGGGCAAGTCTTCTTCCATACACGCAGTATCCTCACCGTTCAGCAAGTCCTCGCAGCACTGGTGAACCCGCGTACCCTTTTCAGACGCATCAGACATGTAGTCCCAGACATATTGCTCGCCTTGTTCGCCGATCATCTTCTCACGCCAACGCTTGAGGTCTTTATTGGTTGCAACCTCTAGGATCGTTGTAGGGCTGGGTAGTGCGCCTGGAGTGGATGGATGGACCAAGACTCCGTCTTTGTAGAAGTGCGCACTCATTACGCACCTACCAAAACTCTCGAGGCGATCATACGCTCCCAGTTAGCATCGAGCCTACACTGCCTGCACTCTCCGTCTTCAGAGCCACTTCGCCAGTAAACATTGCGACCGTACATCTTATGCTTCTCAGCCGGACAGAGTTCAACCTCACGGTCCTCTTGCACCGGTTGTGGGTGCGGTACAAACTCTTGATCGAATGGGATGAGATCATCCTGCGCGATCGCGTATTTGCGCATAGCACCATCAAACCGAACCATTGGTATGTCTGTAGCGTCAGCCGTGTGTTTACTCGTCGGCATAACGACTCCGAGCTTCCCGACAAAACGCAATTCTTCTGCACCGTACTGACTACGGTCTCTTGGGTTTAAAATTACCCGATCACCAATCGAATACCGTGGTGTCGGGAAGTCTAGTTCTTCCATTGTTATTTCCCTCTAATTATCCATTGGTGCCAGCTCTAGGTAACGATCCTAGCGAGCCCGAAGGCAACGGTTTTACAGACCGCCCGGTCTCCTTAACCGAATACGCTGGCATTTAGTGCTGGGCTTTCCTAGGTACCCAGCGCGAGCCTTTGGAGCTGCTTTTCAGCCGGCCTTGTCGCAATACAGCAACGTAAGATCCCGTGATTCAACCTACTGTGCTGGGGGCAGGGATTCCCGTTCCCACCCTGCAATGAAGAGCGTAATTGTTCCTCTCCGCTTTCTTGTTCACCCCGAAGGGTTACCGTTATAGGCTCCTTACCTTTAAGATCATCTCTGCCGACCAGTTCGGCTTATGAGCCAGCTTCAGGTCCACCCGAAGGTATTATTGTGCAAGGCGTAATGATCTAACGACTATTTGGATACCCCAGCATTGTGGCGGGCCT